AACCAAGTGCCATCTTTGGCCAAATCAATTGGCCAGCTCATGTAATACCACCTTGACCTGCATAGTTTCCTATTAGACTTGTATTCACTGATTGGCCCACAAAACTTACATTGCTTGTAGTAGCATACGAGCTCGAAGTAACAACATCTGAACTACCTGTGTAGGGATTGCCAGGACTGTCATTATTTCTTGGATAAGGACTGTTAATGCCACCAGTGCCCCAAGGCCCGCCGCCGCCAGTAGCAAATGAGCCGCCTCTAATCACACTGCCGTAGTAAGCAAATGTACCTTCCGCTAATGCACTGGGCGGCAATTTTACTTTTTCAGTTCTGTTTTCGTCTGGGCCGCAATCTTGTGCTCGACGAATAAGATACTTTTCGCCATTCTCGTAAATGTAACTAAGACCTGTAATTGTACCTGTATAGTATTGGGCAAATGGTGATCCAGCAAAATCTTGATAATCATATGTAATTGGTGTTACTAATGCACTATCTGTAAACCTTATCATTTCAAGTATAAAGTCTCGATTAGCCAGAATAGGACTGTTGTTTATTGGAAAGCCAGTGGCCAGTATGTTAGCCAAGGCTAATTGTAACGGACTTAAATTACCTGCCTGTATGGCAGGAACAAAATTTTGATAAACTTCTGGAGTAGTAGCCATAATCAATTATCCAAATGCAGACCCAGCAATTGCGCCGCCTGCAAGTCCACCAAAACCACCTAGCGGGCCGCCTAAAATAACTACATCAGTGCTGGCAGTTCTTACTTTATGTCCGCAGAGTCCAAATCCACCTTTGGTAATAGGAGGTAAACTATTTACGGTAACACCTGCAGGAATATCAAAAGTAGGGCCAAAACAATGAGTAGGCGGGCATTTTTTAGCTCCGCAGCAAGGATGCGGAGTATAAACACAGCCAAACAGTGCTACAGGTCTGCCATTAACAAAGACATCAGGACTAAAGGGGAATGTTAACAGTCCACCTGGACCTAAGATGTCACCGACTCTTGCAATACCCGCCATATTATTCCTTTATTTGATAATAGAACCTTTTGTAACTGTTTGAATACCTGTAGTTGTTTGAATGTAATGACTTTCCATTTCTTTAATTACAGTGGTATGCAACATCACATGATCTGCACGAAGCTCTACATTTTTATTTATATCCCCTGTAAACAGGCTTTGTACCAACCCAATTCCCTGAGCACTGGGTATAACTGTACAGGGTTTGTTCACAGTCCATCCTGTCATTGATGATTCAACAACTTTAGCTACGATTTCATCACCATTAACCATTTTAAAAGCAACGATTTCATCTTTTACATATTGACTATTATTATTGAATAGCATTAGCTTTCTCCTTGAGTTCACTTTCCGTTAGTCTTGCAAGACCTTGATATCCACCTTGAACAAATAACTTACCATCTTTATAAATCTGTGGCACTGTTCGATGTCCCTCACTGACGATAAATTGTCTGGCATCGGGATTTTCATCTACGCGAATTTCTTCAAAAGCAATATTTTTAAGTTTTAATAGGCTTTTTGCTTGATCGCAAAAAGAACAATTAGCTTTACTATATACTGTTAACATTTTATTTCCTCTAGTGTATTATATACCATCTTTCGCATCCGTTGTTTAGTTTCTTGACGCAGTTTAATTAAATGATGATGATTATGTTCCAATATAGGTATGGCCCTATGCATTATACTGACATAGTCCTGCGAACTTAACCAACAAATCTGTTCAAACGCCATTTCAAATCTTTTTATAATATCAGTTTCTTTGTCATAACTTTCATCAATTATACCATCAAATGTTTTAAATCCTAAATCATGCAAATTGCTCAAAAAGTTTGCGGCAGAAAATACTATAAAAATTCTTTTAGCCAGAAATGCTTTTCCAGTTTTTTCTGTAGCGAAAAATCCGTTTTCATAATTTGATTCACAAATGATACTGTATTTTGTTTGATTGTAAATTTTCCAAGGTATAATATTGCTTACATCTTTTTCAATAGTATCACGCACTTCCCATTCAGGTTTCAAATTAGGACTTACATAAGGATAAATTATATTATTAGAAATTTTTTGAAGATATTCATTTAACAGATTGTTATTACCATAAGGGCCTAAAAATACTGTTCTATAATTAACTATATTATCCTTCAACATGTTTTTCATTTGTAATTTAGCCATTACAAAATCTCTGTGTTGTTTTTTTGCACCTAACAGAACATCAAAATTATAAGATTTTTCGCTTTTATCTAATGTGTGTAACTCATTGGTGTCTAACAAATTATACATCCACCAAGGTCTGTATAAAATGTTTGATGGCAATTCATGTACTCTTGCAAACTCTAAACTACCTATTGCCAAACAATATTTTTTTATACCTTTGTCTCTGGCCCATTCTTGACAAAGTTTAAAAGAAGTTTGTTCTACATCACTTATTAAGCATAAATCAAAATCTGTAGGATTAAAACTATATTTGTTCTCAGGATCATACTGTTCATAGTACATTGGAATAGCAGCTATTTTTATTTTTTCATTTTTAATTTCATTAATATCTGTGACCCGTATAAACTCAGCGTTATCTGTATTCTTTTCTGATTCAATAAACCAATCGCGATAACAGTCTATTTGCATCTGTGGTGCGAAAACTTTTATCATAAAAATTTTTTTACTTTATTCAGTATACTATCAAATCCAATAACAGTTTCAGTTTCACTGTCAAGCAACAAGCTATTATTTAAATTAGGAATTGCATCACAGACACAGTTATAATCTTTGGTAAGATTATCTAATTCATCTAAATTTTTATATTGAAATCTGCGTTGTTCGACCATTGTTATTTCTCGACGACTCATGGCCCAATTACCAATAAATTCATATTCACTGAACCACTTAAGGCCGTCCAAAGGTTCAACTGGAACAGAATTAATTATTGCATCAAAAGGATCGCATCTATTTAAATTAGTTAGCTGATATTTCATACTGAGCCAATCTTCTTTTAACATAGGTGTAAACTCTGTTACAAAACAATGAGGTGTTTGTCTTTTGATTCCCAAACAATCTAAAACTTTATAATATCCGTAACTGTGTGTTGTATTTGGTAAAATAAAATATTTTAGTTTGCTATTTTCGTAACAATTATATGGAACAATACTGAAAGTGTCTGGATCCTGTATTAATACACAATCTGCATCTATGTAATCAACGCTGGCCAGTTTCAGTGCTTGTTGATACAGCCAACTTCCTCTGTAGTCGTTGTTAACAAACCAATTTGGTCTGATTGTTGGATACTTTGTATCCATTTCCTTATCATGCACATAGATAAAGTTATCTGTGTTTACATATTTTTTTAATATTTTATCAAGCCAATCGATATCACAATTAGTAAAAATATAAGTTTGATCAATAGCTTTTATATAGTGATCAAACTGTAAACTTAAACAAGCATGAGGAATCCTGTATGCTGCTATAAACAACGCTCTTGCTATTTTCATTAGATTGCTGGCAACTCATCGTAATCTAAAACATCACTCATTACACCAATTACATAATTTGTTGATTCATTTTCTTGCAGTGCAGTTTGTTTTTTACTTGTATCGCTGTGTTTATTAAACCAAGGAATGGGTGTATTTTTTGGTGCTGGTAAATGATACTTAATACCAATGTCATGCAATGCTATCTTAGCAGTATAATCTACAAAGTCCTTAAGAATCGCGGGACCCAAACCAATTACAGGACCTTTCTTAAATAGGTAATCGGCCCATGCTTTTTCTTCACGGATTACATCCATATACATAGCATAAACTTCGTCTCGACACGCTTCTGCCATCGCGGCAAATCTTGCGTCTTCTTTGACTACTTGATTGATAAGCCAAGCAGTCCATCCTTTATGTAGCAGTTCATCTTGTAGAATAAGACTAATAATGTTACCATTGCCAATAAAGATCTTGTTTTCAACCATTGCCAGGCTTGTAGCGAAACTAACCATAAAGCGAAAGGCTTCTAATGCGTAACTGGCGTTGAGTGCCATCCAAATGGCTTTAATATGTATTTCTTCATCAATCTTTTCTCCAGTTTCTATTAGGCAATTGATCATGTGTAGTTTGTCATAATATGCGCCCACACTGCTAGCCATTTCAACGATTTCTTTAGTGTCGTGTATAGTGTTAAACACTTCCTTAGGAACATTATAGATATTACGAATAATATGGCTATAACTGCGACTATGAATATTGGTTTCAAAAAATGTCCAATTATAAACCAATGCTTCTAGTTCTGGTAGGCTGATGACTGGAGTAAAGATTTGACTTGGGCCGCGGCCTTGCAAACTATCAAGAGCAGTTTGTCTCAACAGATTGCTGGTAAAAATATGTTTTACTGCATCACTAGCTTCTTTAAAATCTGCGGCATCTTTGGTTAAAGAAATTTCTTCGGGTACCCAAAAGAATCCGCGGGCTGTTTGTTCAAAGTCTACGATTTTTTTGTATTTGACTTCTTCAAACCGTTGAATGGTCACAGGACCTGCAGGGTCCAAAAACATCTTACGATGCAGGTAATCAGTGGCCAAAGCTAAATTATACTGTTTCTTTGACATTATTTTCTCACATTTAAAAGTATATCAGCAAAAGGATCTGGAGCAGCAACAGGATGTTTAGCACAGGCTTTGGGGTCACCTTGACCAGCTTCAGTAAAAAATTCTGTGCCTTTTTCAATTTGATTAATGGGACAGCTACAGGTAGCTGTCACTGTGCCGTTGGTAGGATTTTTATCATATCGACACATCATACCCCAGCAATTTGCCGAGCCTGCAGCAAGATTGCCACCACAACTTTGTACCCGAGCTCTAGTTGCTGATTTGGGACTAGTAACAAAATTATTTGCTTCCTGGGGGTAGTGAAATCTTGGAGCAAACAAACTCCAAACTTGGGTTGTAGGATCATCCACAGCACAAGAGCCCTTCATTACACCAGCACTGGTATCAGCAATGCTGGGACCTTCCAGTACAGGACATTTACATACTACTTCAGGATAAGTTTTTCCGTCGTTAGTGGTTATAGTTTTTCCAGTCTTTGTACAAGTACTGGCTGCACAAAGAGCGTATTTTCCTTTGCAAATTGTCAACTCTCCAGCAAACACCGACGAAGACAAAAATACTAAAATAGCTAAAATAAATTTATTCATAACAACCTCTTTATTAGTGAAATTGATCTGCTTCTGTGCTGCTCTTGTTGGCCACTGTGCTGGTTGCACCAACAGCTTCACTGATCAAATCAAAATAACTGACACCAACTTCGCGCTGATGTTTTACTGTGGTAAAACCACGATCTTGTGCAGCAAATTCTCGTTGCTGCATTTCACTGTAACCAGCCATACCTTTTTGTTTGTATGCTTCTGCAAGTTCAAATGTTGCTAAGTTTACACTGTGAAATCCTGCTAGTGTAATAAATTGGAATTTGTAGCCCAGTTCTCCAAGTTCGCGCTGAAAAGTTTCACATTCATCTTCACTTAAAAACTTACGCCAATTAAAACTAGGACTGCAATTATAGGCAAGCATCTGATCAGGATATACAGCATGTATGGCATCCGCAAATTTTCTAGCTTGTGCAATACTAGGCGTCGAAGTTTCAAACCATAAGAGATCACTGTAAGGGGCATAAGCAAGGCCTCTTCGAATGCAAGCTTCAATACCGTTTTTAAACTTGTAGAATCCTTCTTCGGTGCGCTCATTAATGATAAAATCCTTGTCTAATGGATCATGGTCTGATGTGATCAGTGTTGCTGCTTCAGCATCCGTTCTAGCCATGATCACTGTGTCCACACCTGCCACATCCGCGGCCAGTCGTGCAGCATTTAATGTACGAATCATTTGGCTGGTTGGTACCAGTACCTTGCCGCCCAAATGACCGCATTTCTTTTCTGATGCCAATTGATCTTCAAAGTGTACGCCAGCGGCTCCTGCTTCAATCATATGATACATTAATTCATATGCATTTAAAGCACCACCAAAGCCAGCTTCAGCATCGGCAACAATAGGCAAAAAATAATCAGTAGTTACATGACCTTCGCTGTGTTCAATTTGGTCTGCACGGCGAAAAGCATTGTTGATACCTTTAACCACACGAGGCACTGAATCTACTGGATATAAACTTTGATCTGGATATGTGGTGTTTTGTGTGTTATTTGCGGCTGCTACTTGCCAGCCTGACAGGTAAATTGCCTTTAGTCCAGCTTTGGCATGTTGCACAGCCATTTGCCCATTGTAAGCACCTAGCGTATTAATATAAGGTTCATTGGCTAATAACTCACGAAGTTTTTTAGCCCCTCGTTTGGCTAGTGTATGCTCGACTTGAACACTACCCTGCAAACGGCGTACCGTTTCTAGGCTGTAGTTTCTTTTTTTCATTTTAACTCCAAATAAATTTTTTGATCTTTGACCGTTAAGTCAACAACTGTTCGTTCTTCACCGTTAATTGTAACCATTACAGGAATTTCCGGCCAATGTTTAGTCAAGACACCAGTTTGACTGTGTTCTATGGCAATGGTACTCCATGCCTGTTTCATCTGATATTGTAAGTTGTAAGCATCCATTATAATTTACATGCCTCGCAATCTTCTTGATCCTCGTATGTGTCTATACTACCAGAGATTTGTGCTTCGGACTGTGATTCTTGCATGTCAGCCTTGGCACCTTGTTTGTTTATAAGACTATAATAAAATGTTTTCAGCCCCCATTTATGTGCCTGCATAAGATTTTTTGCAATCAGTGTTGTTGGCACTTTGCGGCCCGGAAAATGTGCGGGGTTATAGAAGGTGTTAGTAGATATACTCTGATCAACATAAGCAGCTAGAACAGCCGCTGTTTTTAAATAGCCCGAACAATCTTTTTGTTCCCACATCAGTTCATATTTGTGTTTAAGTTTGGCATAGTCTGGTGCTACCTGGGTAAAGCTGCCTGCTTTGCTTTCTTTTACAGTAATTAAACTCATGGGCATTTCTATACCATTAGTACTGTTAATTACAACACTGGAACTTTCAACAGGGGCAATGGCCATTAGTGTGGCATTACGAACTCCCCATTGACGCATGTTGATTCGCAGCGACTCCCAATCTAGTTCAGGAGTAAAGTCTGCTAGTTCATTAACACCATTGGCTCTAAGTTCCCAGGGAAACACACCTTGTCCATATCTTGTTAGGTCACTGTGAGCACATTTTCCTCGCTCACGAGCCAAATCAATTGTAGCTTCTGTGAGATAGTATGCTTGATGTTCCATCCAAGATTTCACTTCTTGTAATGCATCTTTGTTTCCGTATTTAAATCCGCGGCGAGCATGCCAGTTAGCAAGATTAGTAACACCGATACCCAGTGGTTGAATTTCTTTATTGCTTAGTTCACTTTGGATAGAAAGAAAATCTTGATAGTCTAATATGTTACAAAGGCTGCGCTGCAAAATACGACAAGCTCGGCGCATGTCTTCAGGATTACGGAACGCACCCCAATTTATCGATCCCAAAGTACACAATGCAATACGGCCGTCGGGATCATCCAATCGTTTGAACGGTTTAGTGGGTAAAAGAATTTCACAGCATAAGTTAGACTGATAGATAGTATGATACTCGGGATCAAAAGGCCCTTGATTCATTACATTGTCAATGAACACAAGATAAATTCTACCAGTGTCTGTGCGCTCCTTGAGGATGCCGCCTTTAAACACATCCTCGCTGTTCATGACCTTTTTTCTCAGTCCTGGTGTGCGTTCATATTTGACATACAATTCTTCAAATAACTGACTATCACTGTAGAACGCTTCATATAAATCTGGAACTTGATTAGGATCAAAGAATGTTATGTTTTCTTTGTTTTTGAATCGTCTCCAGAAGAAAGCTGACAGCACAACCCCATAATCCATATGACGGACTCGGGTTTCCTCTGTTCCTTGGTTGTTCTTAAGCACGATAAGATCATCAAACTGATGATGCCAAAT